GAGGGTCATCACCTATGAGAAGACCTACACGACCTCTTGAACCTGAATATAAAGAATATTTGAAAGCACACGTAATGAATCTTTCTTTAGATAGAGCAACTAAATATGAAGAATGGCTAAAAGTTGCCTTGTGTTTACATGATATTCATCCTGATTTACTAGAAGTATTCTTAGATTTCAGTTCACAAATTGAAGATAAATATAATGAAGCAGATTGTATTCAAAAGTGGAATTCTATTACATTTAGAAATGATGGTAATAAATTAGGTATTGGTTCTCTATATTATTGGTCTAGAACAGATAATCCTCAAGGTTATTTGGAAATTGAAAAATTAAATATTGATAGATTAATTAAACTTGCATGTTCAGGAACAGAACATGATGTTGCTCGTGTAGTTAATGCTATGTATAGAGATATGTATAAATGTACAGATTTTGGTAAGAATGTATGGTATCGATGGATGGGTCATATCTGGGCAGAAACTGATTGTGGAGTTGATCTACAAATTAGATTATCAAGTGAAATTGCTGAATTATTCTTTAAAAAAACTAATGCTGTTTCGCGTGAAATGGAACAAAGTAATTTAATGAGATGTACATCAATTGAAACAAAAGGAGATTGTGGAGCATGTGATTATTGTGATAAAAATAAATTGCGTGAAGGTCTTAACAAAATCTATACTAAACTAAAAACTACAACTTTCAAAAATAATATTATGAAAGAATCTAAAGAATTATTCTTTGATGAACAATTTACTAAGAAAGTCGATTCAAATAAAGATATTATTGCATTTAATAATGGTGTTCTTGATTTAACTACATTTGAATTCAGGGATGGTAAACCTGAAGATTATATCTCATTTTCAACTCAAATTGATTATGATGAAGATAAAAAGTATTATGAATATTCTGAATGGCCACAAATTGAATTATTCTTAAGTCAAGTTTTACCTGATCCTGAAGTCCGATCATATTTTATGAAACATCTTTCTACATGTCTTATGGGAGGAAATAAGGCACAAAAGTTTCATATCTTGACTGGATCAGGATCGAATGGTAAATCTATGTTAATGAATTTAGCTTCTAAAGCTTTGGGAGATTATGCAGCTGTAGTTCCAATTGCATTATTTACTCAAAAACGAGCTGGATCAGGTAGTGCAGCTCCTGAAGTGATTAGATTAAAAGGACGTAGATTCGTAACTATGCAAGAACCTGATGAAAAAGTTGCTTTGAATACTGGATTAATGAAATTAGTATCTTCAGGTGAAAAGATGTATGCTCGTGATTTATTTAAATCAGGATGTGAATTTGAAGTTCAAGCTAAGTTCCATTTAGCTTGTAATGATAAACCTGAAATTAATTCTACAGATGGTGGTACATGGCGTAGATTAATGGTAATTAATTTTGTATCAAAATTTACTGATACTCCTAAAGAAATTAATCAATTCTTAATTGATGAATCTATACAATATCTAGTAAATTCACAAGAATGGGCAACGCCATTTCTTTCTTATATGATTCATACTTTGAAAGAAGGTAAAGGATTTCATAAATTACAAGCACCACCCAAAGTTATGGAATATACTTCAGAATATAGAAATGATAATGATGGTATTGCAAGATTTATGAATGAAAAGATTCAAGCAAGTGAAATTGAATCTGAATCTGGAATAACTAAATCTATTTTAAGTTCTGTATTTAAAATATGGAAAATTCAAAATGAACTTACTTCATTATCTATTACGGATTTAGAAAAACGCATAATAGAAAAGTTTGGTAAATCGCCATGGGGTGGATGGAAAAATTTCAACATTGTTGAATAAATTTATTTTCTAGATTTACGAGATTTTTTTACAGTACGTCTACGTCTACGTCCACCTAACAGAGGAGGGTTAGAACCTTCAGGAGCAGTTCCTAATACTTTTTCAGCATCTTTGGGAGATGTAGGATCGCCACCAAGATATTTTTTCATTCTTTTTCCTGCAGTTGTTGCCATAGTTGTTACAGGCGCAACTACTGAATCTGCTGTAGTAGAACCAGGTAAAGGAGTAGGAGCAAGTTCAGGAGGGGCAGGAGTGGCAGAACTAAACATACTTTTTAATTTTCCGAAAGGACCGGGACCACTAGCATCTTCACCAAACCATCCGCCACCTCTACGTCTTCCTTTCATAGTTCGTTTACGCATTTAATTTAAGATAGAGATATTATTTAAGCGCGTCTGCCAGCTACAGGAACATATTCTTTTAAGTAAGGTAATAAAAATGATACTACCATAAACACAACTACTAAATTCAAAGTTTGTACAATAACATCACCAATATTTAATTTAATTCCGCCTAGTTGCACAACTAATTTAGAAAGACCATCTTCAGTTGATGCTACAGGTGATAAAAGAGGTAAAACTAAATCACGCATAAACGCATCAAAGAAATTCTTTAATGTTGTTCCAATATATATAGCTACAGCAAAAACTAAAACTTGATTTTGAATCATCTTTTTATTTAATTTCGCGAAAATAAATAATGGATACAAAATTTTGGGGTCCGTCAGGATGGGAACTTCTACATTTAATTACATTTGAAAAAGGATACTTATCTAAAAAGAAGGAATTATTTAGTACTTTACCTTTTATCTTACCATGTAAATATTGTAGAGAATCTGCTTTGAAATTTATGAATGAAGATCCTTTAACTAATAATTTAGCTTTATGGTTATACGAATTTCATAATAAAGTGAATAAAAAACTTGAATTACAAGGTCTTAATCCACAACCTTCTCCTGGATTTATGAAAGTTATGGAAATATATAAAAATAAATTAAAGAATTTAGATCATTTACCTGGTGTAGAATTTCTTTTAAGTATAGCATTTAATTATGATGATAAATTACATTGTAAAGATGAACACTTGAAATTTTGGAATAATTTGAAATATTTATATCCTAAAGATACGTTTGATGAAATACCAAGAATAACAAAGGAACATTATTTCAAAGATACATGGACAATTTTAAATAATATGGGATATGGAAAATCTTTTAATGATACATTTAATTATATAAAAAAATTTAAAAGTCAATGCACAAAAAAATCATTTAGAGGAAAAACTTGTCGTAAAAAGAAAAAACCAACTTAAACATGAATTAATAAACTACTTTAAAAAGAAATGACATGTAATATTTGTTATGAAAATATGGATATGTTAGAATATAATGATCCAAATGAATCTACTCTAACATGTTTTAAATTAGAATGCGGACATTCATATCATACAAAATGTAAGTAAACTTTTTAAATAATACTTCACATAAATGTCCTGTATGTAATAAACATAAAACGAATGACGATAAATTAGATTTAGAAGGTAAAGTACGTAAACTATTACTTGAGATTGCTAGAGAACCTGCAATTAAATCTATTAAAGAAGAATTTAATATAGCCAAAAAAGAATATAAAGAATCATTATTTGAATGTAAAAAAGCGATGATGTTATTATTTAAAGAACAAGTTACAAAATTAAAAATTCTAGAAAAAAGATCATATTTTATTGAATGTATAAGAACATTAAAAAATAAAGTTAAAGAAAAAGCAATTGAGAAAACGAATAAACATTTTGGCGCTATGGTATTCTCAGAAGAATTTTATAGAAGATCAAATAGATTTGAAACAATATTTTTAGGCCAAAATTATTGGGTATTAAGAAGAATAAAACATCCACGTCTAATTTTAAGATTAGATTCTATTAAGAATAAAACAAAATGAATTTTTTAATTCCGATTGTTATTGGAAGTACAGTATTTTTATATATTCATTCATTCAATTATCTTAAAAAGAAATACGAAGAAAAAAATAGACATTTACAATTAAAAGATTTATTAATTATTCAATAAGTTCAACAAAGTGATAAATATTCCAAGGATTATTTTTAGGATCCTTGAAATGATTTATCCATGTATTTGCTAATTCTAAAGTTATAGGAGAACCATTGCCTTTATACTTTTGATCATAGACCCATGCAATTCTGTATTTTTTAACTTGGTTCATTTTTTACTATGAATTCTAATTATAATTAAAATTATCCATTTTTAATTATAAGGAGATGTTTGATAAAGAATTACTAGAAAATTTTCGAAAAGTTTATAATTCGGAACATGAAGATAAAATTAAAGATAGCGATGATGTGTGGTCTGAATTAAAACGTAAAATGCATTCTAAATGTAAAACTGGCAGAGTTGAATGTATTGTTGCACATTTAATGAATAAACCTAAAGCACCTCAATCATGGATGGTTAATCCAACAGAATGGTTAAGTTCAATAGATATAGAAAATGTAGAAAAACAATATATGAAATTATTTAAGAAATATAAATTTTTGGGATGTATTCCTATAGATTTTGATTTGAAATCTAAATCTGGAAAATGTTTAGTTAATTTTCTTTGTTCATTAAAAATTAAAGATTTAATATCTCAAGGTTTTTATCAGTACGGTATTGTGTTTAATACAGATAAACATGATGGTCCCGGACAACATTGGTTTGCATTATATTGTGATATACGGCCTGAATTAGAATATGGACGTGTAACGTATTTTGATTCTTATGCTAATAAACCTGAATCTGAAATTAAAGTTTTAATGTCAAGATGGAAAACTGAAATTGATTCTTTAAATTTATTTAAGAAACCTTTAGAATTATCAAGAAATACAACTAAACATCAATTTAAAGATTCAGAATGTGGAATGTATTCTTTATATTTTCATCATTGTTGTTTATTAGAAATTCCTATGGATGAAAGAATTCCTGATGAGGTTATGAATAAATTCAGGCAACTTCTTTTTAAAGTAAATTAAATAAGAAGAATGCAATCTGGATTAAGCGGTTATCTTCCATCTAATATTCAATATACTTCATTTATGCCATTAATTCTAGGTATTATTTTAGTAATTATTG